AAACGACCGGCTTAAATGTGACTACGAAATTCTTCTTGATCAGAGAAAGTATTCGGACGTAATAAAAAGAAGACCGCATGAGGTGGATGATTAATGACAAGTAATGAGCTAAACAACAAATATTTTGAATGGATGTACCAGCTCGTATGTAATAACCAAAGGCTATCCTATCGGAAGCTTTTGTCCTATCTGCATAATGTAGAGTTTATTTATATTATCGAAATGGACGGTAACAGAGCGGAAGATGGGATAGACCTCCGATATCGTTTTGGATATGAGCAAGGGTATGATAGTCAAACGATTTCTACACTCCTCGACAACCAACCTTGTAGTGTTCTGGAAATGTTAATAGCTCTCGCTATTCGTTGTGAAGAACATATTATGGATGACCCGGATATTGGTAACAGAACAGGACAATGGTTCTGGAATATGATTATCAATCTTGGTTTAGGTTCCATGGATGACTCTAAGTTTGACGAGAATTATGTTGAAGATGTTGTTTCGCGATTCCTTGATAGAAAGTATAAACGGAATGGCGAAGGTGGATTATTTACGGTTGAACATTGCAAAAGTGATCTACGAACTGTGGAAATCTGGTATCAAATGTGTTGGTATTTAGACGAAGTTTTGGAAAACGGGAGGAGATAATGGGATGAATCACAATGATATCTATAAATTGTTTGAATTATATTTTGAATTATATGCTGGAAATAATGTAGCCGCCTGGTTTCAAAATGGTAAAAACAGCATTCGAATTAGACAAACCAACGGACAAGAATTCATATTTACTTACAACTCTCCAAAAGATTGGAGGTTTGAAACCATTCAAAGCTATATTAATAATTCAATGAAAGGAGGAAAAGCAAATGGTGGAAATGTTTAGTTATATTTTCGGTAGTCTAAAGACATCCGAAAATTCAATAAAAAATATCAAAACAACACTTAGGAGCCAGGCAAGGATTAATCGAACGGTTGCAGCATTTGCTTTGGTTGTTGCGGTCTATGCAATAGCCTTAGAAGTCCATATTTATGAACAAAACAAGAAAATTCAAAACCTCGATAATGAGATAAAGGAGCTTAAACGCATGAAAGGAGAATAAATGCGATGGTCGACTTTCTAATGATTTCGACACGCAGCACAAAGCGTGGTGTAATAGAAATCTATCCAAAGTTTATCATTAAAAAAAGCTCCGATTTGATGATTCGAGGCGGCGATTTCTACGCTATATGGATTGAAGAGCGCGGTTTATGGTCTACGGACGAACATGATGCTTTACAGCTTATAGACCGCGAGCTCGATAAATATGCTGAAGAGAACCGTCATAAATTTGATTCTCCAATAAAAGTCCTGCATATGTGGGACGCCGAGTCTGGAATGATTGATTCTTGGCATAAATATTGTCAAAAACAGATGAGGGATTCCTTTCACATGCTGGATGAAAAACTTATATTCTCTAACTACGAGACCAAGAAAGAAGACTACGCCAGCAAAAAGCTGAGTTATCCGCTTGAACCTGGCGATTTGTCTGCTTACGACAAGTTGATGTCAACTCTATACTCGGAGGAGGAAAGGCATAAAATTGAGTGGGCAATCGGGTCGATTGTATCGGGAGATTCTAAGAAAATACAAAAATTTATAGTTTTATATGGTGCAGCCGGAACTGGTAAATCTACCGTACTCAATATCATCCAGCAACTCTTCGAGGGATATTATACGGTATTTGATGCTCGAGCTCTTGGTTCTTCCAGTAATTCATTTGCGTTGGAAGCATTTAGGTCAAATCCCCTTGTAGCCATTCAACACGATGGAGACCTCTCAAAGATTGAAGATAATACGAGGCTTAATAGTCTTGTCTCTCACGAGCTTATGACAGTTAACGAGAAGTTCAAGTCTACTTATTCGAATCGTTTTAAGTGCTTTTTGTTTATGGGTACAAATAAACCGGTTAAAATTACTGACGCTAAATCGGGTCTTATAAGAAGACTAATTGACGTATCCCCTACCGGTAACAAATTAAGTCCTCAAGAGTATAAAACGATTATGAAACAGGCGAGTTTCGAGCTTGGCGCTATTGCTCATCATTGCTTACAGGTATATTTGAGTGATCCTGGCAAGTATGACGATTATATTCCAGTAGCTATGCTTGGCGCATCCAACGACTTCTATAACTTCGTGCTTGACTCATATCACGTATTTAAGAAAGAAGACGGAACGACGCTTAAAGCCGCTTGGGAGATGTACAAAACCTACTGTGATGAGGCAAAAGTAGCATACCCATTTTCACAAAGGGTTTTTAAAGAGGAGCTTAAAAACTATTTCAGGGATTATAAGGACCGTTTCAATCTTGATGATGGGTCTAGAGTTCGAAGTTATTACAGCGGTTTCAAAACTGAAAAGTTTGAAGAAAAAACCGCGAATAAACAAGAAGAAAAGGTTCAATTAATCCAGTTTAACAGTAAAAAGTCTATATTTGATAAGGAGTATGCGGATTGTCTTGCTCAGTATGCTACGGAAAAAGGAATCCCTTCGATGAAGTGGAGTGATGTATCGACTAAATTATCAGAATTAGATACATCAAAAGTTCATTATGTTAAGGTTCCTGAGAATCATATTGTTATAGACTTTGATATTCCAGACGAAGAAGGAAACAAATGCTTTGAAAGGAACGTTGAAGAAGCCAGTAAATGGCCGCCGACATATGCGGAGCTCAGTAAAAGTGGTAGCGGGATCCACCTCCATTATATTTATACAGGAGACGTCTCAAAACTGAGCCGAGTTTATGACGACCACATAGAGATTAAAGTATTTACCGGTAATAGTTCGTTGAGACGTAAATTGACAAAATGCAACGACTTGCCAATAGCAACTATCAGCTCTGGTCTACCGCTGAAAGGAGAAAATAAAATGATTAATTTTGAAGGGGTGAAAAGCGAGAAAGCGCTTAGAACACTGATTAAGCGAAATCTCAATAAAGAAATTCATCCAGCTACTAAGCCTAGTATTGATTTCATCTATAAAATACTAGAGGAAGCTTATAATAGCGGTTTAAGCTATGATGTTACTGATATGCGTAATGCAGTATTGGCTTTCGCAGCAAATAGTACTCACCAAGCCGATTATTGCATAAAGCTCGTTAATAAGATGCAGTTTAAATCGGCGGAACAATCTACCGCTTGTAAAAACGAAGACGCAAAGCTTGTATTCTATGACGTCGAGGTATTTCCTAACCTTTTTCTCGTAAACTGGAAAATTGAAGGCGAAGGAAAACCTATCGTTCGAATGATCAACCCTACTCCAGCTGAAATCGAAGATCTTATGAGATTTAGGTTGGTTGGGTTTAACTGCCGAAGATACGATAATCATCTCCTCTATGCCAGATTAATGGGATATGACAACGAGCAACTGTTTAAGCTGTCTCAGAAAATTATTGAAGGTAGTCCTAATTGCTTCTTTGGTGAAGCCTATAATATCTCTTATACGGACGTCTATGACTTCTGTTCAACGAAACAAACTTTAAAGAAATGGGAAATCGAATTAGGTATTCATCATCAAGAATTAGGAATACCATGGGATCAGCCTGTACCAGAAGAGCTTTGGACTAAGGTTGCGGAATATTGCGATAATGACGTTCTTGCTACAGAGGCCGTTTTTAATGCGAGAAAAGCCGATTTTACTGCAAGACAAATTCTGGCCGATGTTGCCGGTATGACGGTAAATGATACAACAAATACTTTGACCGCTAAAATCATATTCGGCAATAACAAAAAACCTCAGGATCAATTTAATTATCGCAATATGGGCGAGATGACTGAAGATAATGTTCTATATAATGAATTCGGAGATGAGTACACCGTTTTTGATGAAAAAGGAAGACCTATATTTCCGGGATACATATTTGAAAACGGTAAGTCTACTTATCGCGGAGAGGAGGTGGGCGAAGGCGGTTACGTATATGCCGAGCCTGGTATGTACGGTAATGTCGCATTGTTAGACATCGCTTCAATGCATCCGAGCAGTATTGTTGCTGAAAATTTATTCGGCGATGAGTACACCCAAAGGTTTAAAGAAATCCTTGATGCTCGTATCGCAATCAAGCATAAGGATTTTGATAAGGCCAGAAAAATGCTGGGTGGAGCTTTGGCGAAATACTTAACTGATGAAAACACAGCAGCAGATTTGTCTACGGCTCTAAAGATCGCAATTAACTCGGTATATGGTCTTACATCAGCAGGTTTCGATAACCCATTTCGAGACACTCGCAACAAGGATAATATTGTGGCAAAACGTGGAGCCTTGTTTATGATCAATCTCAAACACGAGGTACAGAAACGAGGTTTTACTGTCGCCCATATTAAAACAGACTCTATTAAAATCCCAGATGCGACCTCTGAGATTATACAATTTATTATGGATTACGGTAAAATGTATGGCTACACCTTCGAACACGAGGCTACATACGACCGGATGTGTTTGGTAAACAATGCCGTTTATATTGCTAAGTTTGCATCTAAGGAAAAATGCGAAGAGTTATATGGTTATATTCCCGGAGACAATAAAAAGAAACCAGGTCAATGGACTGCTACTGGAACTCAATTTCAAATCCCATATGTGTTTAAGAAACTCTTTAGTAAAGAAGAGATTATATTTGACGACATGTGCGAGACAAAATCCGTAACCTCGGCTTTATATTTGGATATGAACGAGGGTATGCCTGATGGGGAACACAATTACCGTTTTATCGGAAAGGTCGGTCAATTCTGCCCAATGAAAAAAGGAGCTGGTGGTGGAATTCTGCTTCGTGAAACAACAAACAACAAGACGGGAGAAAAAGATTATGCCGCCGCAACCGGATCCAAAGGATACAGATGGCTTGAATCGGAGATGGTTCGTGAGCTGAAAAAGGAAGCCGATATTGACCGATCTTATTATGATAGGATGGTTGACGAAGCTGTAAAAGATATTTCTAAATTTGGAGACTTCGAATGGTTTGTATCGGACAATCCTTATATTGGTCCGAAACCTGTTTATTAAAAAATCGAAAGGAGAATAATTATGTCGTTTAAAAATGTAGACAACATCATTATTGAAAATGCGAGGATTATTTTCAGAAATTTTTCAGGAAAGGAATCAAAGTACAATAGAGCTGGAAATCGGAACTTCTGTGTGATTATTGATGATCCGGAAAAAGCCAAACAGTTGGCTGAAGACGGTTGGAATGTTCGTATTCTAGCTCCTCGTGAAGAAGGAGAAGAAGCAATACACTATATTCAGGTAGCAGTGAATTTTAACTATATTCCTCCGAAAGTATTCATGATTACCAGAAAAACCAAAACTCAGCTTGATGAAGAGTCTATTGATACTTTAGACTTTGCTGAAATTCGTAATGTGGATCTGATAATTCGCCCATATTCTTGGGAAGTAAATGGTAAGTCGGGAATTAAGGCGTATCTTAAAACCATGTACGTGACCATCGAGGAGGACGAGTTTGCGGCTAAATATGCCGAAGAGGAAAGTCCTGATGAAGCGCCATTTTAAAAACATATTTTAAAAGATGGGTGCCGACTTTACATGCTCGGTTAAATGTCCAAAGAGGAAACAGCCCTGATTTATATTTAGATTCTTAATTATTAAACATAAAATAAAACAGATCGGAGGATTATATTATGAATAACAATGAATTAAAACACTACGGTATTCTCGGAATGAAGTGGGGAGTAAGACGTTTTCAGAATAAAGATGGCTCACTAACTGAGGCTGGTAAAAAAAGGTACCGAAAATACCTCAATCCAGATGGGTCCTTAAATCCTGCTGGTCAAAAAAAGGACGAAAAAGAAGCTAAAAAACAAATTGCTAAACGAAGTACAAAAATATGGGTTGAAGGTAATAATTATGCAGCAAAGCGTATAAATGGTAAATGGTTAGATGATTTTAATAAAAAATGGAGTAAAGTTTTTGAAGGTTATGATAATTGGC